CCATAACAGCATCCTCAAGGCCGACGCCGGCATTCGTAAACTTACCGATATTGGAGGTCATATCCTGGAAAGAGTAAATTGTCTTATCGGAGTAGGTGTTCAGCTCCTGAAGATACTTGTTGACCTCCTCCAACGATGCGCCGGTGCTCATCATGATCGTCTGAATAGAGCCCATCTTAAGCTCGTATTCGTCAAAGCCCTGCTTGACAGGCTCCAATATAAACGATTCGATCATCCGTTTTCCGGTATTGATGACCGAGTTGGTAATGTTTGAAAGGGCGGTCACCGCCATGACTTCGAGCGCCGAGAATTTCATCCGAACAGTCTCGACGGAATTGCTAAGGGTCGAAAGGTCGCACTTTTTAGCTGCGTCGCCAAGGCCCTTCAGACCTTTAGCCGCACCGTCCAGATCCAAACCCTCTTTGAGTTTGTCGAGCGTGGACAAACTTGTCTTCACACCAGCCTCGAATTGACGGTTGTCGAATCGCATTTCAACAACTCTCTCGTCGATCGTTGTGCTCATGTCTTCGTGACCTCCTTCCATGCGTCATTTGCGATTTGATCAAAAATAGGCCGGATAGCAGGATTGATGTAATCACGTCCCGCTACCCAGCCGCCGGTTCCAGTTCCATGTCCATACTGCAAAATGATGGCGATTGGAACTCCATTTTGAATATTTGAATTGTGAAACGAGATACTCACAAAACCCTTCTTGTTCGTGATCTCGTAATACCACGATTTAGCCGTTTCTCCAGAGTCAACAGGCGTTGCAGACGCAAGAGCGGCCACTCCGGCTCGGCCATACTGATCGAGGTCTCCGAGATGCACCGTTTCTTTGGCTCTCTCCAAAAACCTCGTCAGCTTGGAGAAGTCGCCCTTTTGTCTGAACGTGATCATGTTTTCCTCCAAATTGCACTTGTTTACTTCTTCAAATACTGAGAACTGCAAAATCCGGTGTATGTGACACCCTTGTAAGTGACCTGAACATAAAGCCACTTTATATTGCCGACAAGCGTGTAGTACCCGTAGTTTGCAACTTTTGTACCTTTGGGAAGTACGGCGAGACTGGCCTTACCGGTTCCTGCACCATTACGGATATGCAGCCCAACATTTGCCGTGACAACATAAGTACCGGCCAAAGTCTTATTGAAAGATCTTGCTGCCTCGGTTGCCTTTTTAGCACTTGCGGGCTTGCTTGCCGAGCCGTTACTCGGCGGTGTTGTTGTGTTGGAACCTGTCGAACCAGCTTTGGCAGAATACTTGGGGAGGCAATAGCCTCGAATGTATTTGCCATTCACCCGCAAGGTTCTGTACCCAACGGCATCACTCATATTTCCTTCGATGACCTTGATGGAATTTCCGGAAACACTTGCCACAATACCGACATGATCAGCGGCACCGGTATTATCACCAACGCCGTTATCTTGCCAGTCGTACATAACAACATCACCCGGAGAGGGGACATAGGCATCATTCTCTTCCCAACGACCGATCTTCTTATAAAGATTGATCATTGCTCCGCATCCGCATTCAGTCGGCGCGATCTCTGTCAAGCCGGCCTCAATAAACACAGCGCTCACAAAAGTTGCGCACCAGGCGTCTGTGTATTTCACGGGGTAGCCTCGTGCAAGCGGTTTGTGACTGTTATAGAGGTCGATGATTTTTCTATGCGAGCCATTGCTTTCCTTGCATCCGAGATACTTCTCTGCGATCGAGACCACTTTGGCTCTCAGTTCTTTTTCTGTCATGGTGTTACCCCCTTGTATTCCACTGCTTCCGTCGGGCAGCGTTCAGCGCTTTATACTGCGCGGCAACCTCCGCTCTCGAAAGCTTCTGAGGCGGCGACCCCTCCACATTACACACATTGATAAGGGTCAGCAGTCGGTTCAGATGCCATTTCTGGCACTCAAACGGGATACCGTAGGAGATCATCCAATAATAAATGACCTCTGCCGTGACGATTTTACGGCTTCCACCCTTTTTCTTTGCATTGGAGATGGTCGTGGCGGTCATCGGAGCGTCAATGTACTCCGTGACCGTCTTCAAATTTGATGGAGTGATCGCTTTATACACATTCGGGTCGACATTCTGTGTCAGTGTCATGCACCGGATGTAGTCGATCGTCTCTTCTATGGTCATCGCCTTGCGGGACAAGTAAGGCTTGTGCCATTTGGCTTCCCATTTTGAAAGAGAGACCAGCGAATGCTCCAACTGGAGCGTCTGCTCCTTGGTGTTGATAAAGTTTCCGACCCCGTCAAACAATTCGGTAGCCGGCACTGTGATCTTCAGCATCGCCGGTCCTCATTATCATCAGTTTTCAGGAACGGCGGGAGCTTCGGCACTCTGATCGGCCGGAGCTGCCTTTTCCGTCTTGGGAGGAACGATGCCGTTGACGAACTCGCTCGCAGCCTTAGCGTCGGTTGCCAGCTCCATGAACAGCTTGCTGTACGCCTCGGTCTGAGCGAAGGCATCGCGGACTTCCTGGTTCTTGATGAATCGACGGCCATCCGGAGACTTCTCACCGTAAGCGCGCAGAATGATGTCCTTGAAGGTCTCAATGATGACCTTGCCATTCTGCGCCGCAACGATGCGGTTGATCTGTTCAACGAGACCGCCCTCCACGGAGACCTCCAGCTCAGTCACCTCAGCCTGCGTCAGGTTGAAGTAAAAATCTTCCTTGCGAGTGGTACCGTTGTAGTCGGTATAAGTGATAGTTTTCTTAAGCATGATGCTTTCTCCTTTCAAAAATTAAAGAAAGCGGAGCCCTCGGTGAAGAGAGCCCCGCTTTAGAAGTTCTTGTACCGTGGATCAGCCGGCAGCTTTCAGCAGCTCGATGACCTTCTCGGGCATCGGGAGAGTGGGCTCGGTGGCCTGGTCGCCATCGGTGCCGTACAGCATCTCCTCCAGCTTCGCGAGCTTGGCCTTGTCGGTCTTGGTGGAGTCGATGACCAGATGCGCAGTCGGCTTGAAATTGGGAACATCCACAGGCGTGGTGCTGATCTCCCAGCTCATGGTGGCAGCCTCGGGGCTGTCGTTCACGGTCTGGTTGTTCTTCTCAGAGGGAGAAGCCTGCGCACCGTACACCAGATGGAGCTTGTAGCCATAGTTCGTACCAACCGTATCGTTGCCGATCAGCGTGCGATAGCAGAAGCCGAACATCTTGCGATCCTGCTGGGCGATGGTGACACCCGGGGCGATCTCAGCGCAGCCGTTGCAGGCCTCGAACTCATCAGGATAGGTGTAAGCCTCGATGGTGGCGCCGAAATCCTCGGCACTCATCAGGTTCAGGTACTTGATGTTGTCCGCCCATACGGCATTAGGCTCGCCGCCGGAGGGGCTCTCGTTAACGGCGCTCAGGCCGTACCAGGGCACACCTTTGCCGTATGCATTGTCCTCGCCCATCGGGAACAGAACACCGTGGTCAACGCCGGTTTCATACAGGCGCTTACCAACTTCGTCCCACTTGATCTTACTCATAGTTGTTTCCTCCTTGTAAGGTTAGAAATATAGGTTGAACACATCATGGTTCAGGTTTTCTTTGGTATAGTGGCGTTCATGGCTGCACATCGGAAGAAGCGCGATCTTGCTTGGGATCTCGCTGTCAGGATTTCTGTAAATCACAGTCACCTGATACCGGTCGTGAAGCGCATAGGGCTGATTGTCAGCAAAAGTAGGTTCAATACGGCTGCGCTCGTAAACGATGCAGTCATAAATCATTTCCTTGCTGGCGGGAGGCTGAAAGTACACACGGCACTTTTCGCCTCGGTCCGGGCATCCAAGAATGTCAGATAGCGTCTTCTGAAGAAGCAGTCTCTCCATTGTAGACACCTCCGATCGTCAGGATCAATCTTGGATAATGGACTTCAACATTGGAGATTTTCCAATTTGCCCCCATAAAGCCAACATACCGCATTCGGTGGAAATTCTGGTTGGCAAACGGATCGGCGACTATGCTGATCTCATTCGCAACATTGATGTCGTCATTGAGCGTTTCCGATGACTGAAGACGCCTGGTGTTACGGGTCAAGTCTCCGAAGTACATCCGCTCCGTGATCTTTTCCACATATACACCAGGCGCCGTTTCCACCGTTTCAGCATAGCCTACCGGTCCGTAAAATTTTGCCATTTTGAATTTTCTCCCTTAGGTGCCGTCGTGACCGGTATCCTCGGTCTGGCCGGAAGAGGCCTTCACGGGCTCTTCCAGTGCGATAGCAGACCACAGTCTGGTCAGCGCGCCGGACAGACGAGTCTCGATCAGGTACTTCTCCTGGTTGAAGTCGATGTCGAACTGGTTGAAGCGGGTGATCTCGCCGCCCTTGGTAGAGCCGACGGTGTAGTCGCTCAGGTTGACGAAGATACCCAGCAGGTTATGCTTCTTGCCGGTCTTGTCGGTGCGGGCCAGACCCTCGAACTGCTCAGCAGTGTGCAGCTCATTGATGTTCAGCGCAGCAGCCAGATCAGCCTTGGAGTTGTAGATGCGGCGACCATTGGTGTCGCGGGCCAGCAGCATCACATTCACCAGATGCGGCGTGCAGAAGAAGTCGGGAGTGCCGGTGCCCTTGAACTTCTCGCGGGAGTAAAGGGCAGCCGTGATGATCGCCTCGGCGTAGATGTAGTTCTCGCCGAAACGGGAAGCGGTGCCGGTACCCTGAAGCTCGTTGCGGGCAGCCTCGATGTCCACATCATAGTGGATGGTGTAGAGATCGTCGTCATTCCAGATAGAACGGACATGCTCCTCAGAGATCTTGTGCTCATCAGCCTCATCGCGACCGTCACCGATCAGGATAGCGGTAGCGACCTCTTCCAGCAGAGTCTGACGCATCACACCGTACTGGTACTCGACCACATCGAAATCGGTGATGTCGATGATGTCATCGCGGTGCATGGAGTCAGTGATGTAGATGGTCTGCGGATCGGTGGTGCGCTTCATCAGCTTCATGTTGCCGGAAGGAACCTTCTTCTTGCCCTTCTGGTAACCATGCGCGCGGATATCATCGCCGCGGGCATCCATGTTGCGGGTACGGATACGGCTGATAGGGCTCTTGTGGACCTTGTTCATGACCACATTGACCCAGCCCTGGTCACGGGTGATGAGCTCAGGAGCGCCGGTGCGCAGATCCTTATACTCGGGGAACAGGGCCTCGATGTCGTCGATACCGTGCTTCAGAGTATCGTTATGCTGCTCGGCGTAGAGCTTCATAGCCCCCTGAAGAGTGCCAACGCTCTTGAGCTTGGCATTGGCGATGATCTCAGTCTGAGCGGAATGGCTCAGGGTGGTCGCCTGATTGTCCTCAGGCTTCTCGAAAACATTGTGTTTCATAGTCTTGTCTCCTCCTTCGGATTTGTCAGAATGTTCGATGTGGCCGTCGTCCTTCTTCTCTTCACCATCATCGTCGTCAGAATCGCTGTGGGCCATAGCATTGGCGAGCAGAGCAACCACAACGGTCTTCTGCTTTTCGGTCAGGCTGTTGATGACATCTTCAATGGTGTCGCCGTCTCCGGAGTCTTTCTTGTCGCCATCGGCGGACTTCTTGCCGTCATCGGCAGAGTCATCAGCTTTGCCTTCATCTGCATGGGCGAGCGTGATAGGTTCGTTGGCGCAGAAGATGACTTCCTGCTCAGCGCCCTCTCCATGAGCAAGATCGACAAAGTCGATGAATGCTCCGGGATTTGCACCGGCGACCACAAGGCTCAGCTCCTTGATGTCACCATGCATCACATTTCCGCCCTGCTGCTTCAGGCCGTTGGCATAGATGGACAGGGAATCCACATCTCCATGCTGCACGATCAGCTTAGCAGCCTTACCGGCAGCAGTTTCGTTGAATGTGCAGTAAGCGTAAACGCCATCCTCGCGGTTTTCCAGCAGCGCATGGCCCAGAATATTGGTCGGGTCGTCATGCTGGTGATTCCATACGAGGGGGACGATCTTTCCGTCGCAATGCGCAAACGCATCACGGCGAATGGTGCGGCCATCACTGCACACAAGGTCATTGCGCGTCGCCCAGCCGCTGAAGTCGTACTTAAGTTTCTTCTCCATTTTGATTGTTGTCCTCCTTCGGTGTTGATGCCGGCGTGCTTTCCGCCGGTGCGCTCAGATTGCTGTTGCGCAGCTCGTCCGCCTTTGGGTCGGAAGAAGGCTTCATGCCGATCTTCTGCCGGATCTCATTCGAGGTCATGACCTCGTTGCGGGTGAACTTGTCAGTCATCTCAGCGATCTTATCGACAGGCACCAGCTTGAAGGGATCTCGGAAGAACAGGATGGACTGCTTTTGCGACCGAGCAGTTTTGGTGAGGAATTTCCTCTTGATTTCATCAACAATGGCAGAGAGGATTGGCTCAACGATTCGAGTCAGGTAGTTCTGCATCGTCTTATCGTCGGCAGAGCCATCCAGAATGCCCTGGGTCAAACCTAACTGGCTGTAAAGCATACTCGTTAAGTATTCGATCTGGGACATCAGGTTGTTCTCGACGGGGCGATTCAGTTGGACCACATGCTCAGTTCCATCAGTGTATGCAACACCGTATTTGGAGCTGGCTAACTGGTTCTCGATATCTTGTCGGCGCAATTCCGCCTGTTGACGACGTGCTTCTGTCTTGATGACATACGGCAACTGAATGATGAGGTTCAGCTTTCCGGAACTGTTCTGCTCGTCAATGGCGTCCAGCAGGTTCAGCTTTCGGATAAGCCGCTGCATCGTAGAGTTCGGTTCATTCATGACAGCATAGAAAGGATTCTCCACAATGCCGACGGTACTCTTGGGGACAAGAATATCCTCTTTCTCACCGCGCTGGTCATTGTAGACGCGAACCTTTACATGCTGCGGGAACCATTCAAGAATCTTGCCGGTCCGCATCGTCTCGATGTCAATGCCGCCGGTTTTCTCAGGATCAAAGTTTGTATCAACAGGGATGATAGCAACGCAGCCCTCGTCCAGCATCGACATAACAATGTCCTGCATAAAGGCCCTTCCGGTCTGGTCAACATTGGCTTCTACCGTTAAACAGTTATTAAGCCCACTCTCGATGACCTCCTTGAATCGGTCGCTGCCATCCAGTCGCACATGCTGAACGGTCATAGACGAGACATCCAGCGCAATACGGTTATAGACCGAGGTAATGATCGAACGCTCATTTCCACGGCTGAAGAGTGGACGGTCGGGGCGATAACCGTAACTCGGCCCAATCGACATCCGAGAAACATAAGAATCTCGGTTCATGAATGTATTCCATGCGTGCTTTAGCCGCGTGGCAACTGTCATTTCCATTCGGAACTCATCACCTCCTTTATGGCATAAAAAATTCCGCAGACCGTTCAAAGTCTGCGGAGCATGGTAAATGATTTAATTATCTAAACTGCTTGAAGATTTGCGTAGAAAGCTCCGTTTCAGTATAGACAAATAGAACTCTCGTTTCAATCTTCTTTCAGCTTGACTGGTATGCTTTGCTTCTGGGTGTCGCTTGAAGTAATCGGAAATAAACTCTTCCAAAAGCATATTTGTAGACTTAAATTTGATTGCGGACTTAAGCTGTTGTTTATCAAACCTTTTCTCTTTCATCATTAGGCCTCCAGAAATTTAGCTGTGCTTTACCCATCGCCGAAGAAGATCGAGATTTAGGTCCTTATCATCAAGTCGGCATGATGTAGCGGTACTAAGTCCGTCGAACATGTTGGCAATTTCAGAAAACTTATCGGGCGTCTCATATACCTTATGGGTCTGGAAATCAAAAATAACAGGCTTGTTATTGATGACTTCCCAAGCAAGACTATGACCGCCATTATGCCCCTTCCACGTTACGGATAACTCGCCTCTTGCAGAATTAGGCATTTTGCTCAATGCGTCATACACATCCCCGATGGCATTTTTCTTAGAAAGATGTATGTCCTCTGAAAAACCACCAGTAAGCCTTTTTATAAAGTTATTAGCGGCATAGATGGAAGAATCATGAGTATATGCATTCCAAGCTTCCTTGTACTCTTTTTTCGTGAATCGTGGCACAAACAGCATTTGGTTCATTCCGTTTGCATCCTGACCCGTTCCAATAAGAGTTTTAGTCGCCTGCACATCATAGCCACGCCTTGAAAGTTCATAGGCAAAAGTACACCGCCTACAATTCATGAAACTTCCGAGAGAATTGCCATACTCAGGGTTAATGCGATTAAGGAACCTCTCTTTTACTTGTGATACGCTCATCTCACCTGTAAAAGAATCGTTTCTTGAAAAGCTTTTATAGTCAGCACCAAGGCTCAACTCTTTTGCTTTTTCGCAGAGTCTATTCAATTCACCACTATCTGCAAGCTTAAAACCAGCATAAGCGACCAATGCGGCTCCTGTGGCAATCGCAACAGTTTTGCAATATTTCTTCTGCTTTTCAGTCAAATGAAACTTTTGGTTCTCGTGGTTATCACTTGAATCGGAGCTGTTTTGTTCATTGTATCGCTCTTTCCCAGCCTTTGTCAAGCTACCGTCCGCATTCTGGAAACGGCGAACGCCCCACTTCTGGCCTTTGATGCCATGGTGAGCGATAAAAGTTTGCGGGTCAGGCTTGTCAAGGTAATCCATGACATCCTCCTCTCTTATTCAAATGCTTCCGGATTCCGCTTGTAAGCGATATAGGCATCCATCATAGCCGACACAGCGTCGATTTTCTGCTCATACCGCTTCTTCATCAGCTTCCGGTTTCCATTGGTATCTTCCATGGCGATGCAGTTGCCCATGGCATAGGTCATCAGCTCTTCGTCAAAGAGGAGCATCCGGTCTTCGGCCAGCTTCTTCAGCTCACCCAATGGAACGGACTCCGTCTTCGCGCCCTGAATGACTTTCTCAATGCCGAACGGGCCGTTCTCAGCCGCCCAGCGTTCCACAAACTCCTTGGCGTTGTATGGGTCATAGCCAAAGCAGCGGACATCATACCCACACGCAACGATGTACTCGTCCAAGTCCTCATAGACCTGCATCGGGTCCAGAACCGTTCCATCCAAAACGACAAGACTGCCCTCATCCATGAACTGCTCATACTTATTACGCATAGCAGCGGGCAGCTTATTCAGTGTTCTGGAAGTAATGTAGTTTCGGGTCTTCACGCCAAAGGAACCGTTACGCAACGGGAACAAAAATGTGAACGAACAGAAGTCGTCACCCTGAGAAAGGTCTCCGCCAAGCGCGCAGGCCATCTGCCAGTAATCGCGTTTGCGATGCGGCAGTGTCTCTTCGTAGGTGAAGTAATAGGTATAACCCTCCATCGGCAGTCCGAAACGCTTGGCAAGAATATCATTCCTTGCGGCAGGCGCTTTCTCGGCGCGTTCCACATCAAGCTGATAAGTCTCGTAACTTACAGTCTTTCCGATGTTCGGGTTCGCCTTCATCCACATCTCCGGATAGCCGACCTCGTCGACAGAGTCGAGCTTGTACCACCAGATCGAAACATGCGGATTTGGATAATCCCCCTTGAGAATGCTCATAAGCTCCATTTTGATGGTGTCGCCGGCGCCATTACGAACAGTACCCTCCGAACTGGTGGCCACGATCAGATAGTCGTCCACCTTGGAAGCGCCCTGCTCGATAGCGCCGATAACATCCTCGCGAATGTCGCCGGAGAGCCACTCGTCTACGGTTGCGATCTTGCATCGAAGACCTTGCAGCTTGTTGATCGACATAGGGCGGATCTCAATGAGAGAGCCGGTCAGAAAGTTCTCAATGCCTTTCTTGGTTGAGGCCAACTTGACGCGATTGGCCTGCGAACCGGTCGTGTTCTGAAGTGAGCCTTGGGTCAGAAATTGGAATACGGGGCCGCGGGCTCTTGTGATGGCAGTGCGGATTGGTGACATGACCTCTTCGGCAAGCTTCATGGTTGGAGCTGTCGTGATCTGATGGGTCGTACTTGTGTCCACATTCTCAAAGAATGATTGGATGCACGAATCATAGATTGACTTAGCGGCGCCTCGTCCGACGATCAGGTATTGCTTGTTCACAAGCCGCTTCTTGATCATCTTCTTGACATAGTGCCCGCCTCGTCCGTCCGCGTTCGGCTCATAGACCGTGCGCTCCACAAAGTAATACCAGCCGAATACCTGCTCGCCCCACAGCTTGAAGCTGTCAAGGAGGTGAAGATCGGAACCATCCGTCAGGGTCATCTCTGCCTCGCAATACTTGATCCAGCCCTCAACAGCTTTATCATCGTAATAGATTCCTGGATTTGCGATCAGATCGTCGATCCGGTTCATCTCCATCGAAATCTCTTTGCAGACAGGGATCTCACCCCGAATCACCGCTTCACGAAACTTTCCATAATACCGGGGAACAGCAGTATTCGACAGGGCCATTCAGTATTACCCCGCCTTCTTCTGCAACTGCTGAATTGCGAGAGCAATGCTCAGAGCCGAACTGCCGACAGCCAAAACCGTTCCTGCGTTGTCAAGCACATCGGAAAGATAGCGGCGGCCTTTGGACACCGACTCCTTGGCAAACAGATCGTTGTACTGCCGTTCCAAAAGCTCACGGTTGATCTGGTCGCGAAGCTCCTTGTCGGTCTTCTTGCTCAGGTCCATCCGCTCTTTCTTCGCAGCCTTGCGGCTGTCCTGATCCATCTTCTTCGCCCGATTGACAAGCTCGGAAGTGGCATCCACAGCTTTCTTGGTCGACTCAAGCTTGGAGGGCGGGGTCGGCTTTTTGGTCAGATCCTTATATTTGTTTTCCAGAGATAACCGAGTGATTGCCTTTCTAAGGTCTTCATCTTTCATCTCTTTCACAGGATCTTTCTTCTCCTGCTGCTGAGCGCGGCGTTTTCCCTCAGAGGTGTAACTGCCGTCTGAATTCTGAAAACGGCGAACGCCCCATTTCTGGCCTTTGATGCCATAGTGGCAAAGTTCATCCATTTTGACTTTCCTCCTCTCTTGCAGCATTATCGGCCGCCACGAAAAGCCGCCACTCAAACTCGCTGATTTGACGGTTCATCGCGTCAACAGCAGAGGAAGCGGTAGGCAGGTCGAAAAGCAGCCGAACTTTAAGGTGCATATAAGATTTTACAAGGGCAAGCCGACCGGGGTCATCCTCCAGAAAGTCAGACCACTTTTCATCAGCCCCTGAAATGGCAAAGCCTTTCTTCGGGCCAACTCCCATCTGTCCAAGAATGGAAAAGACAGAGTTGATGTGCATGATAAGGTCAGCATCAAAGTGAGTGTAACTCTCGTCAATTCCGAGAAGCTTTTTCACCGATGTCAGGATGCTTTCAGTCGTATCCATAGATGCACTCCTTACTTGGAAAGGGCAATGTACTT